GCCGGATGCTGGGCTTCCAACCAAAAATTATTGTAATAGGGGGTATAAATATGAAAATCTGTATTTCGATAGGACACGGAAAATCGGCGCGTGGTGGGTATGACAGCGGCGCCACTGGCGGTGGTTTCCACGAGTTCAAGATTGCCCGCAAGATTGGCAAATTTGCGGCAGAGGCACTGCGTGAGTATTGCACAGTCGATCTCATAAACTATGACGGCGATTTGTACTTAACCAATCGTGTGTCAAAGGTAAACAAGGGTGGCTATGATTTGGCGCTGGAAGTGCATTTAAATGCTTCGCACGGCACCGGCAGCGAAGTCTATTATAAATATACCAATACCGCAGGACAGGCATTGGCAGCAGCAATCAGCAAAAGCATAGCGAAAACTTTCGGGATAAAGGATCGCGGTGCAAAGGTCAGACTCAATGACCGTAGGAGAGACTATTTTTGCTTTGTAAGGGAATGCAAATGCCAGGCGGTGCTTATCGAAACGGTGTTTATTGACACTGATTCGGATCGTCGCCATGTCGAAGATGAGGCGGGACAGCGCAAATGCGGGGAAGCTATCGCAAGCGCAATAGCAGGCAGATACAATCTCATAAAGAAAAGCGTAACACATACGGACGCTGCGGCCGGTGGCATACACTGCGGCGATACAGTCAAGATTATTGGGAAAACATATGCGACCGGCCAGAGGATTCCCGAGTGGGTGAAATTGCAGAAACACACGGTAAAGAACATTGATACCCGAACTGGACGCGCCTTGCTGAAGGAGATCAACAGTTGGGTATACCTCAAGGATCTCACGGTCGTAACCTCTGCAACTGCCGAAATTGCTCCGGGCAGTACCGTCACTATAAAACCAGGAGCGGTATATGGTGGCCTCACGGCGACGAGGGGACGGACGATACCCAAAAAACAGCTTGCTCCGAAGAAGCATGTGGTCTCGAAAATACAAATAAATGCCGACGTGCGGGAAGCATTGCTCAGCGACATAATGTCGTGGGTGGCCGTATCAAGTTTGGAGGGAATCTGATATGGATATAGAGTCTATCGAGGCGCGTATAACCAAATGTGAAGAGGACATAAAAAATCTCTACCACCGTGCAAATAAGGCCGATGTCAATCAGGCAAAAATCACCGAAAAACTCGACAATATGCTTTATGAGCTTGGCCGTGTGCGTGAGTCAATTGAGAGTCTTAAAAGCAAACCGGGAAAGCGTTGGGAAAGCCTTATTATAGCAATCATCGGCGCGCTCGCGGGAGCTTTTATTGCATACATACTGAGATAAGGAGGTGTCTTTATGAAAAAAGCGATGTTGTCACAGCCGATGCGCGGTCTGTCAGAAGCCGAGATAAAGGCGACGAGAGAACGCGCCATAAGAGCACTCAAAGCCAAAGGGTATGAAATAGTAAACACTTTGTTTACGGATGAATGGTATAGTAGCGAAAATATGAAAAAGAGAGGCGTGGAAAATATACCGCTCTGCTTTTTGGCAAAATCACTCGAAAATATGTCGCTTTGCCATGCTGCGTTTTTTTGCAAAGGCTGGGAAAGCGCGCGTGGCTGTAAAATAGAGCACGAAGCAGCTGTCGCTTATGGGCTCGATATAATAGAGGAGGAATAATTTATGAACAAGTTAAAGGACATTTTCGGAAACATCGGCAATGTTAAGGCGAGTACATGGGTTAGATTTGCACTGATGGTAATTACCGTCGTAAATATGATCCTCACTGCTGTCGGCAAGCCCCCGATACATATCGATAACGAGGAGCTCTATATGATAATGAGCGTTGTTGCCTCAATTGTTGTGGGAATTGTGAATTTCTGGAAGAACAACAGCTTCACCGGCGCGGCGATCGCTGCGGATGAATATCTGCACAATCAGGGCTTTGCAAATGAGGACCCCGGCACAGATTCTAAGGAGGAACAGTGATGATAACGGCAATCCTTTACAATTTGCTAAATAAGGTTGGGCTTTATACTGTGGGTATTATCGTGCTTGTGCTCAAAATTTTTGGCATGATTTAAACTTAACTTGCGTGCGTTTTGCGTGCGTTTTGCGTGCGTTTTGAGACCGACTTGCTCACAACTTAGTCATAACTTAGAACTAAAAAATGAACTAAAAAATGACCGGGCAGGGGATTTTCCTCTGCCCGGTTTTCTGCTTTATAAAGCACGCAGCCCTCGGTCTGACCGAGAGCCACAAGAAATAGGGAATAGAGCCGGAGGCTCTTTAGGTGCATTATAGCACAATTCTTTGCAATTGCAAGTGTAAAATATAAAAATTTGTTACATAAGACACTATAACGGTTGGGAACAAATTGTGAACAAAAATTCTGAAAAGCTTATGAAATACAACTGATCTGAGATGAAAACATTGCATGGCATTCAAGAGGTCAGCGGTTCGATCCCGCTTATCTCCACCAAGCGAAAAGCCTTGAAACCGTTATATATCAACGGATTCAAGGCTTTTTTTGTTTGTTTTTGTAAGACTGTTTTATTTTCTTATATGATGTCAAAACAGCGGATTTAATCACGGTTGGGAACAAATTGTGAACAAAATCAATTGCTTCACAGAAGTCCAACAGCTTTTTGAAGCTGTTCTATGTCGACATGAGTATAGACTTTATTAGTGACAATTTCTGAAGAGTGTCCCATGAGTCGCTGAATATCCCATTTATCGGCGCCGTTGCGGTGCAACATAGAAGCAAATGTGTGCCTGGTCGCGTGCGGTGTCAGGCGAGGCAAGTCAAGTGCCTCAAGTGTGGGGTAGTACCATTTTTCGCGAAAGTAGCGCGCGGTTACCGGGACGAGTTTGCCGTTGTACTCATGGCAGACTATTGTCGGTCCGCCTTTATCAAGCCATTTTTGCAGATACGGCATGATTTTATCCGACACGGGGACAACTCTGTTTTTTCCGGCTTCGGTCTTTTCACCGCCCCGAAGAGTGTGATTTGTTGAATTCCAGCTGAACGGCGTAAGTGCCAAAAATTCATTGATTCTCCAGCCAGTGTAGCACATAATTAAGATTAGGTCGGCATACATAATGCCTGCCTTAGCGGCGGCGTCGATCCTTTGCAAATCGAGATCGCTGAACGGTACCTTTTCTTTCGTTTCTGCTTTGGGCAGCGTGACGAAGGTTGCATAATTTTTGATAACAATATCGTTTTGCACGGCGTAATCACAGAGTAGGGAAGCAAAAAGTTTTATTTTTTGTAGAGAAGAGGCGGAGAGTCCGTTCTGATGTGCCGTGTCAACGACTGTCTGAAAATGGGCGGCTCGTAAATCTTTTACTTTATATGAGCCGAGGACGGCAAGCTTGTTCCACGCAGCACTATAATTGTTTTGTGTTTGCTTGGAAAGATTCTTGAATTTCTGTAATTTCTTATATTCGGCGCACAATTGTGCGAGCGTGATGTTTTCGGTGGAAGCCGGAATATCAATATGCGGAGTCTTATGCCATGCGCCGAGAGCCGTCATTGCCTCTGCCCTTGTGGCGTAGCATCCTATCAGCTTGCGCTGCTTGTCAAGGGAATATTCGGAGCTGCTCTGCGGAGCAAGAACAGCCCAGGGCTTGCGCCGATTTCCGCTGAGTTTGCGGATCGTTCCGTATCCGTTTGGATTTTTCATTGTGAGCCTCCTTTCAGACTCGTGCCTGTTCCTTGTAGAATGTTACAGCTTTTCTAATGAACGGTTCGGGCAGGTCAAAATATTCCGATAATTCCCAAACTTCCGAAAATCCGGATTTTATAGCCTTTTTCAGCTTGTCCCGCGGGACAAGCTTTTTTATTGCCCATTTGTCTGCACGCCGCTCATGTTTGGCGCGCAGGTCACAAACTGCGTAGACATTATAAAAACTTCCGGTTATGCAGTGACCGAGTTCGTGAGCCAAACAAACCGCCTCTTCGGAGCGGGAGTCGATTGAAAAAGGATCGATTCCGATATAACAAGTGCCGTCCGGCTCCATAGTGGAGACGGAACCTGTCAGCGGCAGGTCAAACGCATATATCTCTATTTCTTCATCTTCTGCGAGTTCATATAGACTATCAAGACTTGTCATTTCGATGCCTTTCTGATTTTTGTTTAATGACCGTATTTGCTGTTTGCGCGTGCGATTCTCTCATCGATCGTTTCACCGCGTTCGTTGGTTTCTGACGGTAGCTGATATTTACTATTGGTTCCGTATGATTCAGTGGTTCCTTGAGCATCTTGCGCATAATGGTATCCCTCAAGGTAACCTTTGTAATAACCATCATGATAAGCTTTGGCTTTTTGAGTCTTGAGAGTGAGCGGGAACGCTATGGAAAGGGCGATGACCGCCGCAGCGAGAACGGATATTATGATAACAGTTAAAATCTTTTTTGTTTTAGCCGAAGGGATATTAACCTTTAAAAGGACTTTATCTTTTTCCGGCGAAGACGCTTTCAATGTTATTACTCTGCGCTCTTTGGTGGCGGGCTTGTCCTCTTCCTCGAAAGTGCGCGATTTCTCCGGAAGCGGGTCTGTGGTATTGGTTTCTTCCGAAGTAACAGAGGACTTATTATCTTCCTGCGGACATTCTTCGGCGCGTTCCGCATCTTCAACGACCGAAGCGGAAACCTCTTCCTTTGCTTCGTCCGGATCCACAGTCGAGCCTTGGTTGTTCTCAGGCTGTTTATGTGAACCGCCGCGTGTCAGCAGAAAATATGAAACTAAGCCGTAAAATGCAGTAAATGAAGTAGAAGCAGGGGTAACGGTTATGCCGGTAATGGCAGACATTATCAAACTGAAAGTAAGAGAGAATACAAATCCGTAAACGAGCACGGTTATAATTGCAGATTTCTTTGAGAGCGGATATCCGCG